TTTACCGCCGTTTTTAAAAATCTGTGTACCCTTTATACCAAAAATACTTCCAACTACAAGAATCCATAATGTCGAAAACCATGTGGGTAGAGAAGCAAAATGCTGAAAGAAAATTTGTACTTTTTCCATAGCCGCTGGATTGTCAGAAAAAACTCCCCACGCAAGCACAATTATGGGTGCCGAAAGAATCACCAAAACGAATTCGTCCTTGTAGTCATTCTGACGTGCTTCTAGTAATTTTCCTTGGTAAGCTTCCTCACCACGAGCTTGACGCTCTGCATGCAATAGCTGTGCATCAGACATAGCTATTTTTGATTTCTGTTTGTTGGCGTAAATTTTACTACCAGCAGAAACGGCTAGTTTAATTGCCGATAACCACATGTTAGTACCAAGTAGCCTTTACAGGTTTCTTATCTGCTCTCAAAGCTTTAGTGCCTTTAACTTCAACAGTCTGTGATTCAGTAGGGTTAGTAGTTTCGATAACGATACCGCCTTGTTGCATACCATCTTTATCTGCACCTAACTCAGGAACCACTTTTGGGTTTTTATTTTTTTTAGTCATATTTTCTCCTTATACTATCTTCTAGGGCCTTTCAAGATCCTAACATCGGTTTGTTTCATCATATCATTAACCATTTTAGAGTCAATTCCCATCTGAGTTTTAGTTAATGAAGTATCTGCTCTAAGTTCTGCTAACTCTTCATTTTGTTGCATTTTCTCATCAAACTGCTGTTGACCCATTAATTGTTTAGATCTATCCAAATTTATCTTTTCTTGGGCTTGTTCACGTTTTGCAGAGTCATCCATAGCTCTTAAATCAAGTTCTCTTGCTTTTAATTTAGCAATTGGGTCTCCACCATACTCTCCCATAATTTTATTTTCTTCATCTTTGAATTCTTCTGTCATTTCTGCAATTAATTTTGCTTTTCTAGACTCTAAACTCATCGACATTTGCATAATTTGTTGTTGATACTGCGGATCTTGCTGTAACATTGGATTTTGTTGGACCATTTGTTGCATTTGTCCTAATTGTGCAATTTCATCTCTAAATTCTACCTCTAATTGCTCTTGTGCCATCAAAGAAATGTGTTCAAAAATGTTTTTTTCTAGTGCAGCCATTACAGGAGGGCTATTTCTAGCCATATTTGTTGCCATAAAATTTAAATGGGTTGTAATATGCGCTTGATGGTCTTGTCCTTTGAATGCTTGGAACGGTTTGCCTGACATTGACAAAATATTTTCTTGTGCAGGGTCCATTGGTTGAGGTTGTTGTGGTGGTGGTAAAATTTTATCAATATTTTTTACACCAATTGCTGAATACATTGAGTGGTATGCTTCATATAAATTATGCATTTGCGGATTTGACTGCGCAAGTTGTAATTCTGTTTGTGCTAAACTAATTCTTTGTGATTGTGAAAAGATATTAGGGTCTGCAACAGGTATAATATCTACTTTGTCATCAAAATCTGCAACTTTAATATTTCTTTGTCCACCAACTACGTCGTATGGATACTCTTGAGGCATGTAAGTTTTAAAAACTCCTGCTAATAATTGAAATTCATTTTTCATCGCCACATACAATCTTTTATGTATGGCTGACATGACTCTTGAACCACGTTCTAACAGAGCAATAGTCGTTCCAACAGCTGCCTGTTGGTTGCCGTCCCCGACCTGCATGTCAGCGATGGCGGCAAATCGTTGCCCTGCATTTACCACTGTACCCATTAACTGCAATAAAGTTGCAGATGGTTCTTTAAATGGTAATGGCATAAATGCATCCTTGATACTTCCTCCAGGTGCATCCACATCTCTGAATTCTCCAGGTTGAATTGACTGTGCTTCGTCTCTTACTCTTATTCCTCTTTGTTTAAATCCTGCCGGTAAATTTGATAATGTACCTGCGTCTAATAGTTGACGTAAAGCAGTAGTTGCCGTTCTAGATAAACCACCGATCATATGTATTAATCCAAAACCATAAAAACCCATTCCAGGTAAAAATTTAAAATGCACAAAGTAATCTATTTTTTTCTTTTGTGGATC